ATGTTTTTACAGCAACAGATTGAGTTTCAGCAGCAAGCGAACGCGAAGCGTGCCGCGCTTCCTTGTCTAAATAGTAACAACTGCATTGACGCAAAAAATACCAATGTAATCAAGGAAAAGCAAAAACCCGCAAGCATAGAAAAATACCTGCCGAACACAGCAAAACCCGAATTTAACGAATTTTCCACCTCACACAAGAAATCCGCCGCAGCCTTAGAGATGAATGTAAGACAGTTCATCGAAGTTTTCGGAATTGAAAAGGTCGGATTTCTTACCCTCACATTTGCCGACGACGTACAAGACGTCAAAGAGGCAAGCCGCCGCTTTCACAGCCTGCGCACGAACTTTCTTAAAAAGCATTTCGAACACTATGTCTGCGTATACGAGCGCATGAAAAGCGGTCGTATTCACTTCCATCTTATCGTCAACACCCGCGAAGACATCCGCCGCGGTCTGAATTTCCAACAAATTCAAGCTCGTAACTATACAAGCGCAAATAAAAATCTGCGTCAGCTTTGGCAAGTCCTCCGTGAAAACATGGAAAAGTACGGATTCGGACGATCCGAACTACTGCCCGTCAAAACCAACAGCAAAGGACTTGCCCGCTACGTCGGCAAATATATCGCCAAACACATTGATAGCCGTCTGCCTGAAGACAAAGGCTATCGTCTGATTCGTACCACCATAGACAAAAAACAGTTGTGGAAGATTGCGAACAGCAATTTTTCGTTTGTATCCGCAGGTTCGCGCCAGTGGCGCGAGAAGCTGCAAAAGTGGGTTATCTGCATTGAACCCCTTTTACAGGCACATGCCGAGCTTTTCTACGAAAGAAAGCACAAAAAGATTACAGAGGACAATTACAACGCCGTCCTATCAGCCCTTTTAAGCCCGAAATGGGCGTTTTATAACCGAGAAACCATCATCAATATGTAGCGAAACCCGTAACCGTTGATTTTGGTTCGGGGGCGGGATGGGCGCAAAACCGCACTTGCGAAGCAAGGCGAACGGCGCAAGCCGTGTGTGAGCGCCCCTCCCGTCCCGCCCCCGAACCGTTGAATACCAGCAACCCAGACCTTAAAGAAAGGAAACATCATGTCTCAAGAAACCGAACGCAAACAAGGTATTTTCGTCATTGCCGCATTTGACCGTATGTTCACACGCGAACGCAAAAACCAAGACGGCACATTCAGCAAGACCCACTATGTCGGTCTGATTATCCGTTCAGACACAGAAACCCGCCTTTGCGAAGTTAGAACAAAACATCCCGAAAAGTACGAGCAGTACAAACCGCAGCAAATCGTCTCCATGCAAGTATTTCCCCGTGCATTTAAAGACAACATCTACTATTCGGACGAAGCATAAACCAGTTTCAGGGGTTCGGCGGTGTCCCCTGAATTGACCCCGAAACACCGCCATAACCATTTTTTTTTTAACTCCATAAAGGAAAACATCATGAGTATCAAAACCAAATTTCAACAAGCAGCCGCATTTGTAACCGTTGCAGCATTGCCGGTATTGGCATTTGCGGAAGATAGCGGCATGGTCGATGCCGCCAAAACAGAACTCGGTGGATTGAAAACAGGCATTATTGCCGTCGGCGCGGTTGCTGTTGCTTTGGCTGTTGCCGCCGTTTCCATCAGTGTTATCAAATCCGCAGTGAAACGTTCCGCATAAGGTGCAACATGGGTTATCAGGTCGGTCGCATCTGTCATGAAACGGCAGAGCAGGCAACAAACGAAGTGATGACCCAAGTCGTACCGACCATAGACAAAGACGGGGTGCTGCATCACCCCGTTTTTAACGGGCAGACTTGGACTTATAACGAACAGACCGTAAAACTTCAGTTTCCGCAGTGCGACAGCATGAAATATTACCGTCTCGGCGAACAAATCGGCACACAGATGATGTTTGCAATGATTTCACTTTTTGCCGTTGTCGTTATTGTGAAACTGGTTTTATGGCAGAGAGAAAGAAATGAAGAATGACACCCGAATCAGCATTTTTATTGGGTATGGTAAAGCCCCTAACATTAGCCGTCTTTCTGTATGTCTTGGCTCGCTCTTGGTCGTAGGGCAGGCATGGGCAGAAGTAGGATTGCCGCCGCCGGCACAACATCAGGGGGCGGGTTTCCCGTCTGAGCAGGCCTTGAGACAAAAAGGATACGACCCGAAAACGGGCGTATGGCGCGTGCAGAGCCAAAACAACGGCAGACCGACCGTAACCAAGTCGGGCGATAACATCAAAGGTACGCAGTCTAAGACCGTAACCGCAACGGGCAATTATGGCGAGAAAGGAACGTTTAGAACGACACAAACGCAGACTGTAAGCTCGTCAAAATTGCAGAATACTATAAATGGCGTTTGGGCAGGTGGTGCATTGGCAGCTGCGGTTGATAAACATAGTGGTTTGATGGGAGCAAGAATAAGGTCAGGAGATTATAAAGGTGCTGTCGAAAGTGGTGTTTTAATGGCTGGTACCTTTGGAAATAATTTGTTTGGAGGAATTGCAGAGTCCTTGGGGAATTTAGGACGTGGATTAGGTTTGATTGATAGCCCGTCTCCTCAAGATTTCAGACAAGCTGGAGACCGTTTTTATCAATGGCAAATGCAGAAGGAGCAAAGCGGTCAATTAGGCGAAGCAATCGCAGCCGCAGCCGCCAAAAAAGCAGCCGAAGGCGCAGCCGCAGCAGCAAAACAGGCGGAAGGATGGACGACATCAGGAAAAATGCTTGCCGAAGCCTCAAAGAACAAAGACGGTAGTTATTCGCAGCTTTATTTAAGACGTATTGATATTAGGTCAGGGTCTAATGTTAATCCCAAACCTGAAATTCAGGGTTATAGATGGCAAATTGACAAATACAACGGGATTTATAACTGGTCGCCTGTTAAATATGCAACTTGGTATAAAGGAAGTCTGCCCGAAGGCTATGATTCAGTTTCGGGGGCTATCTATACACCAATCACAAACGACGCCCAGTTACAAGATGCTCGAGCAAAAGTAACATCTCAAACGCCTGCGGAACAGCAAAAAATCATTAAAGAAATGACGCTCAATCAAAAGGACATTAAAGACATTTTGGAGCGCATGTTGAACAACCAACAGACCAATCATGCCGAATTGATGAATCAGTTGTCAAAAATTGGCGATTCCGTTGAAAAATCGACTACGTCGAATGAATTTACCCCGATGACCGCCGATTCAGCACCCTACACCCCGCAGGGTAGCAATACACCTCAACAAACACGATTCACGATAAACAGAGACGGTTCAATTACGACAACGATTATTCCGCGTCCAGACCTGAAACCAAATTCCACCCTCGCGCCGACACGCAGCGAAATCATACCGACACCGAATAAAGGACAAAACACACCGACAACACCCAATAGTCCGAATACACCTACAACGCCAGATAGTCCGAATGCACCGACGACACCTAATCAGCCGAATACACCTACAACGCCAGATACTCCGACAGGGCAGCAAAATCAAAACCAAGAGAATCAGAAGCAGGATTTTTGTCAGCAAAACCCGAATGCTGCGCAATGTATGCCGAGTGGTGATGCGAGCTATGAAGACATCCAGTTACCGGAACAGACCATAGACCTTGATTTCAAGCCTTTGAACGTATTCCAGTCTGACGGGACGTGTCCCGCTCCCCGTTCCGTCGATTTCGGCGCATTGGGACAGGTGGAGTTCAGCTATGACCCGTTGTGCGACTTGGCACGCAAGCTGCGCCCCATATTCATCGCAATATGTGTGCTGACCTGCACCTATTTTGTCTATGAATCCGTAAAGGAATTGTGAAATGAATTGGGCTTCCTTGATAACAGGCGTCCTCATGTCCGTAGCAGGGCGCATACTGACCGCCGTAGGTTTGAGTTTTATTTCAGTAACAGGACTGAATTCATTGCAGAGTTATTTCATCAACGAAATAAGCCGCAGTATCGGCGGCTTCCCCGACGAAGCCTTGCAAATACTGTATATCGCAGGGTTCGGCGTCATCCTGAACTGGATATTCGGCGCGTTTAGCTTCGTCATATCCCTAAAAGGCTTTAAAAAACTGTCTACCATTATTCAGTCGAAATAGGAAGAAAAAATGTTATATCTGTTCACAGGCGTACCGGGTTCGGGCAAAACTTTGAACGTCGTTTCCATGCTCGCCAAACGCAAAGATTTTAAAAACCGTCCCCTGTTCATTGACGGCATACCTGACCTAAAAATACCGCACGAAGAAATACCCGAAGGAGAAAGCATAAAAACGTGGCCCAAATGGGCACCCGACGGCGCAATCATCGTCGTTGACGAATGTCAGCGTATATTTCGCCCCCGTTCCAGCAGTTCCGCTGTTCCCGACTATGTAGCAGAGCTGGAAACCCACAGACACAGGGGTTTAGATTTCCTGCTTATTACACAGCATCCGCGCCTGATAGATGTACACCTCCGCTCCCTGATTGAACATCACACCCATTTCGGAAAGACAAATCTAGGACTGCGCCGCAAGCTCGAATGGACGACAGGGGGCGCAAAAGAACCCGAAAGCAGGGCGAACATCAAAGAAGCCCTAGTCAGCGTCTATAAGCTCGACAAGAGCGTGTACGGCTTGTACAAGTCAGCCGAAGAACACACCAAAATCAGAACCAAGCGTAGCAAGGTTCTGTACCTGATACCTATCGCAATAGCCATGCTTGGCGGAGGTTTGTATTATTTCGCTTCTTTTTGGAAAAATTTGGAAAAACCCATAGAGACAGCGGGACAGACGGCACAGGCACATATTGCCGCGCCAGCGGCAAGCCCCGAAGCGCAGGCGGCAGCCGCTCCCGCGGCGGACGACGGCGCAGCGGGGCAGTACGCAGCCGCAAAGGTGCAAACGCCGTCCGAACCGCCCAAGCCCCATCTGACAGAAGAAGACTATCAGCCCCGTATCGCCGAACGCCCTGAAACCGCCCCGATATACGACGGCATGAATAAAGCCGTCAAAGTCATGCCGTGGCCTGCCGCTTGTATCAAAGCAGAGAACCGCTGCACCTGCTACACCGACCAAGGCACTAAGATTAAGGACATCGGCAAACAAACCTGCCTGCACTACGTCAAAGACGGCTTACCGTTCAACCCCTACAAAACTCAGACGGCAGAAGCCGCAAAACCGACGCAGACCGCATATAATCCCGACGCCCCGCAGGTCTTGACAATGGGCGGTGCCAGCCCGCAAAATTTGATGTATGACGAATACAATGATAAAGCCCTGACGAATGTGGGCGGAAAAATAAATTAGGGAAACGATGAACGCATTAGAATTTGTTATTTCGTGTTTGGTTGTGTATGCAATAATTCATATTCATAGAAAGCATGGCACGGCTTATTTCAAAATGTTGATTAAAGAATTTGGCATTTTTATTTTTGGTCTTGCTATTATTTTTCTTGTATTATGCGCCGCAGGGGTTTTAATGTTCGCAACCCAATCGACCACCTAACCACAAGTCAAGGGGAAGGCGTTCAGAAAGATTTGTAAAGACGGCTTTATCGTCTTTATAAATCTTTTTGAATACCCCTTGACGCTAACCCACCCAAAGACGCTGCCCGCAAGGGGTGGGGTGTGTTTTTTACCCCACCCCCTGCCACGTGGCGAACGTCGCCGAAGGCAAAAAGAGTCCAAAGCCCTGAACGGGTAACCAACCCTTTCAGGGGTTCGGATTCATGACCCGAACCGCAGCCCGCGACTTCCGAAGCACGACCAAAGCCAAAGCTTGGAAAAAAGATAGAAGCGCGGGCTTCCGTACATAACCAGTTTGAACACTATACAAGGCTGCGAGCCTGAATAAATAAGGCAAAACAATGTACTACCTAGGGATAGACGTATCAAAGAAAACCATAGACTGCTGTCTGATTTCAGACAGCATTTTTTATGAACGGAGGTTTGACAACACAGAGGACGGATTTAGACGTTTGGACGACTGGATACAGGGGTACACTGCTGAAGTGGTGCATTGCTGTTGTGAAGCGACAGGAATCTACCACGAAGCCATAGCCGCCCATTTAAGACAGAAACACACCGTAAGCATAGTCAATCCAAGCAAGATAAAAGGCTTCAGAGAAGCCGAACAGAAACGAACCAAGACCGACCGACAGGACGCGAGGCTGATAGCTGAATACTGCCGAAAAATGCAGCCCCAAGCATGGCAGCCGCCGACGGAAGAGCAAGAATACCTCCAAGCCATCACAGACTATATAGCCCGCCTTAAGCAGCAGAGAGCCGCAGAGCAGACCAAACACCAAACCGCCCCCGATACTATTCGCCATCACATACAGACCACCATAGACCATCTGAACAGGCTTATAGCAACCGTACAAAACGAACTCAAAGACTTCTACCGCCAAAACCACGCCTACAACGAAAAAAAGAACCGCCTGAAAACCATAGACGGTATAGGCGAATCCGCCGCTTCCGTTCTGCTTACCAAACTCACACGCTACGACTTCGCCAATCAAAACCAATTTGCCGCCTACCTCGGTTTAGATCCAAAAATCAAAGATTCTGGAACAAGCGTCAAAGGAAAGCCACGAATATCCAAACAGGGGCAAAAGAACGCACGCAAAGCCCTGTATATGCCCGCACTTGTCGCTTACCGTATGAACGCATTTCCAGCCTTTACAGCCCGCCTCAAAGCGAGGGGAAAGCCCCCGAAGCTGATAATAGTCGCCATCATGCGCAAACTGGCGGTTATTGCCTACCAACTGTATAAAACAGGTAAAGATTACGACCGTTCCCGATACCGAAATTAG